TCTCGGGTACAAGCGACGCAGTGGGGGGACTGGAAACTCTTCGGTTTTACACCGAGTGAATTCATTCCTACCGCTTGGGAATTGCTTCCCTGGTCGTTTGTCGTGGACTACTTCACCAATATTGGTGATATTCTTACATCTGCTGTTACTTCTGCGGCCGACATAGCTTTCGTTAACAAAACGGTGATACGCAACTCTCTTTATGAGGGAAGCATTATACCGAATTGGAAGACGACTAAGTCGAACCTCAGCGTTACTTCAGGTGAGGGAATCGGTGGTCCTGCATATTACTCGTTTACGCGCAAGACCGTTTCTCGTTCTCCGGGAACTGGGGTACCATTACCTACGTTCTCGTTGGATCTTGGTCTGTCGAGCGGTCAGCTATGGAATTTAGCTGCTCTTCTTGGTCAAGCAAGCGGTTTGCATCCCCAAAACCTGCGCCGAGGGAATACCTTAAGAGGTTTCCGTTAAGCGCTTCTGGAAGGCAACGTGCATGACTTATGCTCTAACTACCCCCGTTACAGGGGGCGCGCAGACTGGCTTTACGGCCCCGACCTATACGATCGTTTCAGACACTGCACCTGATGTTAACGGAAAGCAGTGGGCTGTTACGGCGCTGGGCGGGACGCAAACCAGCGTTACTACGCATTCAGTTGCATCTCCCTTCACTGTGTCCTTTTTCAAGCCTAAGGTTTTCCGTGTTCTTGGGAAACCTAATCCTGTTACGGGACTCGTGAAAGATGTTCCGCGTAATACGTATAAGCAAATCGTCCGTAAGGGCGTTTTGCCATTAGCGGCTCAACCTTATGCTACTATGCAAGTCACCACAATTTTGGATGTACCTGCTGGTAGCGATACTGTCGATCCTGCTAATGTCCGGGCTGCCATTGCTCTTGCAATTGGGGCTCTTAACCAACTCTCGGCTGGTATCGGAGATTCTTCTGTCTCCGGCATCATCTAGAATCTGGTTAGAGGACCTTTGCAGTGGCATGTCTTTCGAAAGAGAGACTGGTTGCTCGGAATAGTACTTAAATCGCGTCACATTTGGAGATGCTATGCGTGATTACGCTGGTATTTTGCCAATCTACCTCGACTTAGATCTTTTGAGTGCTGGATGGAATGGGACTATTAGTCCTTATCCAGGAATGGACGATCGTACATTCGCTATGCAGTCTTTGCGGAAGTCTTTCCTGAAGAAATATCAGGATCAGAAGTCCAATGAGGCCGACCTGCGAGCTCTCGATTTATTTTTGCAAATAAACGAGAAATGTAGGACGTTCGACCTGGTTAATCCATGCACTTCCGAAATCGAGGCCATTGCTCTTGGCGAAGCTAAGGATTACATCTTTCGCTTCTTTCAACGCGATCCAGAGGATGCCCTCGGTGTTCCTGAGGATGTCCTTACACTGGGTCAAATTGGCCAGAACTTTGGCTTAGGTAACGGTGCCAACATAGGTTCTCCCGGTACATCCTTCTTACAGAAGGTAGGACTTGGAACTATGGCGGCAACTAGCTCTACTCTCCATTATTTCTATATGGAAGCCATTTCGGAAGACGCTTTATGGTCTGATGTTGAATCTGTCAGACGTGTTAAATGCGGAACCGAACTGGTGCGAGGGAGTCGCCTATCTTTCGTCCCTAAAACTACGGAGATAAGCAGAACCATATGTACCGAACCCGTCTGTAATATGTTATTTCAGAAGGGTATAGGAGCAGTCCTCGAAAAGCGGCTTCGTGAGGTAAGTGGTATCGACCTCTCGACGCAGCCAAACAAGAACCGTCTCCTAGCTCGGCTCGGGTCTCAGACTGGAGAGTTTGGTACTATCGATCTCTCTTCTGCTTCCGACTCGATGTCTCTTGGTCTGGTGCGCGAGTTCTTCCC